TGAACGTGTTGCGGCCTCAACCGTTGCGGCCTTTATGTTTTCATGGACTGGGTCGAGATGTTCTTCCTTTGGGGCGTAAACAACGCGAATATACTGCGTGGCACGTCTTAATTTCTGCTCTATTCCAGCTTCATCCAACGACCAGTTTTCAAGCCCCATCTTCTCTATGTAGGCTTCTGCATCGGCAACAGAAACGTAGCTATCAAAGCCGTCATCCGGGGCAACGATCAATGTCATTACTGCTCCAATAGCTCCAGCAAGCCAGCCTTGTTTGTCCCGGCAGGAATCGTGACACCGCGCTCAGATAGTAATGCTCGAAGCTCGGGCACTTTCAAGCTGGCGTAATCAACTGCCTCTGCCAGCTGCTGATCACCAGCTTCGCCAGCTTGGGCTTCATCGGTAGCGCCAGCGTCGTTGCCCTCGTCAGTCGATTCGGCATCAGACTTATCGTCCTGCGCATCCAGCCCTTCAAGCCACACCTTCTGCGCTTCGCCGCTTGCCATTTCATCCACCGTCCACTGGCCGTAAGCCACGCGGTTGAAGTATGCTCGCCGTGCCTTAACACTGGGCAACTCCTCGCCAGACAGTTCAGCGTAGGCGGCCGGGCCATGGGCCAAGACAGGCACGCCGGCAAGCAAGGCATCATGACCAACGTTGCTTGTATAGGTCACGACAAGCCGAGCGCCGGCCAATGCTTCATCCAGCGGTTTATTGTTTCCAACAATACCGGGAATCGCGATACCACCACGCGGATGAGGTCGATAAACAGCATCGTCGTGCAAGCTCATCTGTTCACGCAGCCACTGACGATGCTCGCTTGAGTTTTGCCCCAACGCGGCATCACCAGGAACCTGGCCACAAATCAGCACGTAGCCGTTTGGGTCACCGCCTTTTTCTACGATTTCCAAGCCTAGCGCATCAAAGCGATCTGATGGGCATTCAAATGGTGGTAGTTTATTTAAGCCCCCTACACCTACTTGCCAATGGCCTTTAGTGTATTCATCACGGCTATTAACTCGCTTTAAATAACCAAAGTCGTAAACCAGGACCTGTGTTCCTGCCAGTTTATATGCGGCAGCGATCTTAGCGCCACCACGCATTCCATTAACCATTACGAGATCAAATTTTTCAACCTCTTTTTGCCATAATGATTGTTCACGAAAAGCGCATGCATGGCCAAGACTCTTAAACCCCTTGCCCAAAGCGTCAGCTATTGGGTGGGCTGCACGGCTATATATACCAACTTTCATAAATAGTCCTTATTGGCGGGCAAGTGCCCGCCTTTTAGGTTATGCGCTGGTTGAACCAGAGCCATTAGCCAAATCAAGCAATACGCCAGCAGTCATCTTGTTGCTGGTCGCGTGCTTTTTCCAGTTAGCCGATGCGCCGATTGCGCCCAGATTGGGGTTAACGCCGCCGATCTGGTCATCCCAGCTGTAGCCCAGCAGCTCCAGGTTGAACACGCCTTCAGAGCGAATGCCGATGGCCAAGTTCTCCTGATCGTTGATGTCATAAGCTCGGAAGCCCGGCGCTTGCGATTCCAGCACCTCGATGGCGCCACCCTGCAGGCCAAAAGCCTGATCGGTAGGCACCTGATCGGACACCAGAACGGGTTTACCTAGCGTGCCAGGAAGGCCGCCGTACACGACGATTTCCGACTCGCCGTAGATTTGCTCAGTGAGCGCATCATCGATGATGTCGAAATAGGTGTCGGAGTTCATCACCCACAGCGAAATGCGGCCAAAGCGGTCGCCAAACTTACGCATACCGCGCGTCAGGGCTTTGCGGCCATCAGTGGCTATATCGCCAGCAGCCACCATATCGGCGTTACCGCCAATCGCAGCGCCTAGCGCGGCCAGTGAGTACTGCAGGCGACCCACCATCAGCGCATCGGCCATGTCCTGACCAATGATGATGGCAAATTCTTCAGGCGTGCGTGCGCGGCGCTTGAATGCTTCTTCGGTCGACGCGTAAGGGCCGTACTTGTACGGGACCTTCACGCCAACGGCTTCTCCGGCGCCAATTTTCTTCGGCGTAACCGGGTTGGTGGAGTTGACATTGCGATGCTCGATCGTGCCGCCCACTTTGTAGAAGGCGCGCTTTTTCAGATCGCCTTCAATAGCTTCACTACGGTAAACAATTGCACCATTAGAAGCAGTGTTAAATACATCCAAATTATCTTGTAAGCGTTCAAGATAAGCGGTTTGAGCAAGGTCGTTATAAATGACCATGTCGCTATTTACAGTGGTAGCCATAAGGCCTCCTTATTTAGGTAATTTCAGATAGGCTTCACGCCCGTGTTCTTTGATGAACGCAGCCATATCCTCAGCAGACATTTCGCTACGCTTCTTTCCGGAGGCCTTGCCGCCGTTATCGCCGGTCTGTCCGGCACCCTGCGCCCTTGGCCACAGGTGGGGAGCGTTTTCACGCAAGGATTCCGCCCATTCGAGCGGGGACAACGGCGTTTTGCCGTCTTTGCCGTAGATAATCTCGCCGTCACGGTCCACAGCCACAGCTTCGCCATGCTCGTTAAGCTGAAACGTGCTGCGCGCACGAAGAATGATGTCTTCGGACGCCTCAGGCAAGGCCCCTGCTTTAGTCGCGGCCTCACGGATCGAGTCAGACAGGACCTTGTCCTTGAACTGGTTCGCAAAGGCTTCGGCCTTATCGGCGCGGTCCTTTTCAGCTTGCAGCTGCTTATCCAAATCAGCACGCAGGCGCTCAGTGCGCTTGGTGACAACCTCATCCAGTTTGCCCTCGGCAATCAGGCGGGTTTCTTCATCTTCGCTGGCTTTGTGCAGCAGAGCCTTAACCGATTCGATATCCAGACCTTCAAACTGCGTCTTGAATTGATCCAGTTCGGATTTTGTGGACTTGATCGTGCCCAACAGTTCGGAATTCTTGGTTTTCAGGCCAGTCACAGCACTGTCTACCGCTTCCTGACCCTTCGCTGTCAGCGCCTCCTTGAGGGCCGCGGCTTTGTCTTCAGGCAGGTCCAGGCCCAACTCGGCCAAATCGAGATCATCAAACATGGTGGTATATCCCCTAGGGATGGATGGGCGCTCACCTAGTGAGCAATAAAAAAGGCCCCGACCTAATCGGAGCCCCTGAAATGAAAAAACCCGCTCTGTGGCGGGCCTGATACTGATTACTTGATGCGCTCCAATTTAGGCATCATTGGGCTAAAAATATCCTGCTTGTAGCAAATGGCGCACACATCCTTCTCAATCACCGTGCCGCCTGTCTTACGGCCGTTCTTGATCACAACACCTGCAGTCGCAGTCATCACAACGCGACCGCCGCAGCGGTTACATTGAAGCATACCGTCTGGCCTAGCCATGCGTCTAACACGCTTTTTAACTTTTTCCTTAGGTGATGGGTCAGTTTTGGGAACTATCTTGAGCATAAGCTCATATTACCCCACGCCGGCGCAACTCGGATAGAGTTAAAAACACGCCCTTATCCGAGTAAAACCGATCAAAGCTCACTTTGCCGGCCCTGAATAAGTCCGCCCGAGTTTTCCCAAGTACATCATCCTGAATATGCTCTGGCTGCTTTTTTAGCCATTGCCCATAAGTGGTATCAGCTGGTACCTGGCCATTCATACTGGCACGCGTACTAGGCTTAAAATCTTCCACATCCAGCCCAAGCTCACGTAAAGATTTTAGTATTCGCGTCTCAACCGACCGGCAATTAAAATGTAGACGCCCTGGGCCACTCAACCATGGAATTTTATGTCCTATTGGTTTATGGTTTTTGTCGTACCTCAGCCCGTCACGAATCCTACAGCCATCAGACGTCTTATTATCAAGCGTAGAAAGCCAAATATATCCTTTTATGAGATCAACATTAGCCTCATCAAAATGTTCACGTGCTACTGCTGCGGTATGTCCTAACGCGGTTTGTACAACAGAGGCTAAATGACGCCTGGTAATATCAATTACACCATCAGAATAACCCTTAGCGCGGGTGCCACGAATGCGTCTAATTATCTGATCTGTTGTTTGCCCTTCAGTAAACCCAATTGCAATAGCATCTTTGATACGAATTAAACGCTCAACCTCAATACCTTGAGCCCAGGTCTTTAATAGCCTGCCTTGCATAGGCCTTGCCATTGCTGCTGCATATACTTGATTAGCATTTACAGACGCAATCCCAACCTTAACTACAACCTCAGATGGTATAGCCGCTCTAAATAACTGCAGCTGGTACCCAGATTCGTATTTAGCAAATTCCTTTAGCTCTTTGGTTAATTCCTTATCAACCGATTTAAAAGCTTTTGTGTTTAACTTACGAACAGAATTGAGTAGTTCTTCAAGACGTTTAATCGTAAATGATTCTGATGGCAGCCTTTCTAGCGCTTCTGTCAGTTGATGCATTAAGTCTGAATCAACTGAATTTAATAGTTTGATAATGCGTTTTATAACGTGGTTAGAATAGCGATCAAGATCAATTGCATGGGCTACCGCATTATTTTGCAGTCTCTCATTAGCCGTCATCACCAATTAATCCCAAAGATGGCCCTTGTTGGCCAACCAACTCACGCTCATCATCATACCCACGATCGGGAAGCTTGCCAGTTGTTAAATAATCCCAATAAGTAGCCCACGACACACCGTTAGACATAACAGCTTGCTGTAGCTCTTTTAAGACAGCGGCGTTAACTTCGGCTACATTAAATTCAGGTTTAACAGAAAATACGACCTGCTCTGGCCTGTACCCCGCCCATTCAGCGGCATAGCGCAAGCCTTGCTCGATAGCTTCAGCCGCAGTGATCACAATGCTGTGCAGGGTCGCATGCTGGTCGTCTTGCCTCGCCTTACGCGCCTCGCCAGACTCAATGCCAGACACATCCATAACCTTGGCGCCTGCTTCCAGTGCCGCGCCTTTTTGATCCTGCATGGCAGTGCGCACGGCCTCGATGCCAGCGCCTTGAAACTCAAGATACCCACATGAGCCATTGGGCCCTAAATCCCATGCTGCAGACGGCCCAGTAACGGACAAGTCCGCCTCTTCATCCAGCCCTGAGACCCACGGTTGCGGATGGCTTGTTTGATGTAATGCTATGAAATAATCAGCACTTAGCTGATACGACTTCAGTGCTGCCCGGGCCATGGTTAATAATGGCACCTCATCTACGTCGGGGGCGTTGTCGGTGGACCCGCAATAAATCACCGGCAGGTAGTCCAGGCCCTTGAGAAGCAGACCGCCTGCATCGCTTGTGCCCAGCGGTCGGAACTGTTCGATCACCTCATCGTCCTCATCGAGTACACCACTGTGGCAAATTCCCTCCATCAGCTTATAGACGCGATAAACCTGCTCGGTTTCGTGCGAATACTCGTTTTCCGGATCTTTTTCACGAAACTCGACAAAGACTGCCAACACCAGATCTTGACGGCCACCGACCGCCCTCGTCTTCCAGTTGATCGCGTTGACCGCCCGGTAGGTTGAAAAATACGGTCTGCCGTCATCATCCACATTGACAACCATCGGCACCCGGCCATGGGAAATAGACTGGCGAACAATGCGAAAGAACAGCTGTTTCAGACCAAAGCCGTCGCTTGTGGCATTTTCCAGCACGCCCTTCATGCCTTCAGGCAACTCAATTTCAGGCTGCAGGCGGGAAACCATCCCCATCATTGAGCGCAGCGAGTCTTTCACCCACTGCTCATATTGCGCACGGGCTCGGTAATTCTGATACAAATACCTGTTGCTGGCGTCCTGTTTTTCTGCCTCTACCATGCCTGATGGTTTAGGTAGATATTTCGTATTAGCCTTTACCGCCGTCTCACCGGACAGGGCATCGTCCATCATCCGCCATTCGGCAAGATGCGCATCGTAGTCTGGATTTGTGCTTGTCACTGACATGTCAGCCTAGCCCTCTAATTTGTCGCATGCCGCCCATACGGCTGATGCTTGGCCATTCACGGTCAACGCAATATCCAATCGCGGTCGTGATGTGCTGGTATTTGTTCTTCTGATCTTCCTGAAAGGCCGAGCCATCCTTGAGCTGCACCGTGGACAAGCCCTTGTCGCACCATTTGGCACTTACAGGATTCACGAACAGGCTCATATGCCCGTCCGCCGTTTTGATCTTTGCTCGCACTGCGTTTTGCCGATCCTTGATCGCCGGGTGTGCGGGCCTGACCTTGCGTGTGTAGGCCCAGCCGTTTGCTTTCAACACGCCCTCGATATCCACGTAGTCCGATGCGTGTCCGTGCTTTTCGCCGGCTTGTCCAGCCGGATCACCGTAAATCAACACATGCTTGTTCTTGTGATCCTTAAACTTCTCCACGAACTCGATCGCAGATTGTTTCGATACAGCGCTGGTTAGCACAATTTCATCCAATAAATACAAGTCATTGTTATCTTTGCCACGCCTTACTCCAATTGCGCTGGATAGCGGCGTGAAGTTCTGATCATGCATCCACAACAGTTGTTCGTGCGGCTGTATACGTTCTTTTGTGTGATTTGCCTTACTGTAGTCCTCATAAATGCGACCAGTAGCAGTTTCAAACGAAGCTTCAAACTCTTGCCTAAACTGTTTTGCCGACATTGCTCGCTTCATCGCAGCAATAACATCTGGTGGCAATATTTCGGCTGACTTCCAATGAAACACAGCAAAATCTGGATTTTCACCAGACTCTGCACTCATGCATAAATCGTAGTAGTGGTTTAATCCATCAGGAACGCCTAGCAACCAGCACCAAGCCCTATATTCTGGCTCTAATGGATTAACAGTATTTAATGCCGGAAGAATGTTTGACTCCCACGCATCCGCCTTTACATCGGCAAACTCGTCAATTCCACCGCCCTTCCAGGGCACGCCTTCAATACGCTGCGGCTTATCAAGGCCAACTACGTGAATTTCACTGCCATTGGGCATGAAGATGATCCGGTCGGACTCACTGGGTCGCCTGGGATGCATGCACGATAGTGTGAATGCCTTTAAATCATCCCAAAATATCTTCTTTGCCTGGTCATGCGTTGGAGCTGCTGCAAAATACTGGCCTGGCTCACGATTTGCTTGTTTAACCAAGAACCGCTTAAAGCGTTCAGTTTTGCCGCTACGACGACCAGCTGGCACTAACGGAAACCGTATGCCGTTTGGAACCGCGTCGACCAATGCCAGTTGCACCGGATGATCCTTTAACGGATACCAGCGTGCAAGCTGCCTATCAAGTATCAGATTGCCGGTTCTCATGACGGTAGCTTCTCAAGCAGATCAGACAGCAGTCCTGACATATCATCGGCATGCCCAGCTTTGTTCAAAATGTCGGCGCGTTTGGCTTCCAGGTCACCGATGCGACCAAGCAAGCGATTGATGATGTCCTCATATGGCCTGCGCCGTCTTTGCGTTGATAGTGAATTATGATCCTCACCACCTGTGTCAATGACTGCGTCCAAATCAAGACCATCATCAGCCTCAGCCTTGGCCTGAGCAATCATGGCCCGGCGCAACTGTAAATGGGCAACCTTAATGGCATTGTCTAAATTGCCAATCTCTATTTGTTCCCACAAGCCACGCTCATCTTCAGTGATGGCATCAGAATATATGCCGTGGGTACGGGCATTTTGATTGCCCGACTGTTTCGCTGGCACATTTGGGCCAGTACTTTTCCCACCATGCAAAGCACACCTGTTTTTACCGCTTATTGGGTATTTCTGGCAGCGCCCGCCGTTTCGGGTTCTAGCCCCGCATTTAGGCATGGCAATACCTCTTCCATGGGGTTTTGTTTCTCAAACAAGGGGAGTTATAGCGGAAGCGTCAGGACACCGTTCCATTTATCTGATTTTCGAGCGTTATATTTTGCCCACATTGGCCGCAGATTGTGGAGACTATTCGCTTCCCTGATTCCCTCCGGCGTCGCAAGGTCAAAAGACGACAGTGGCCGTATGTGGTCGATGTGCCATTGGCTTCTGTTTTGCCACGACATCCCATCGAGAAACAGAGACTCAAGATGTTCCGCGAGCTCGTCCGGCGAATAACCGAGTATGTCGCATGCTCTAGCGGTTTTATCGCTACCTGCGCGCTGAAGGCTACGCCGGACCAACTGGCGTGCCGCTTCTTTTGCTGCACCGTAAGGCGTCGCCCTGAATCGCTTTTCGCGCTCTGAAAGCGCCCGCCTACCTTCTGGCGACTTGGCGTATTTTCGGCGTCTTCTTTTTACGTCTTCGCTCCGCCGGTATGCTCTTAATCTCTCTTGGGTCTCGGGTGATTCATACCATTCTTTTTCGGCCTCAATATAACCAGGCCGCGCCCTGCGTCGCCTCGCTCGTTCACTGCGCTTCTTGCGATAGTTATCACATTCGTGCCTCGCTTGATGGCGAAGCCGCTCACATATTAAACAGTGCCCCGTGGCGACGGATCGCTCCCCAATATGCCCGCGCTTGCAGGGCCTGCCGGTGAAGTAGAAACGAAGGCCGTCCGTCCTCGCATCAGCCCGGGTAACAGGCTCTATAATTTCATCAGCCATGACGACTCCTATACAGTCTGATTGGTTAGGAGCCGCATTAGTGTTGACGCACTGTGCGGCCCGCTCATTTTAACTGTATATGCTGTATATCCAGACAGTAATAATTTACGTTACGTAATTCCAAAAAGAACAGCCCCGCCATCAAATGACAGAAGGGCTGCGAGCTGCCGGTTTCCCGACAGGAGGAGACAACAGGAACAAAAAAACCCCGCTCATTGGCGGGGCTCATAAAATTGGCTGACAACTCGACAGTCTATACGAAATAGCGTACTTCATTCCGGAATAGTTTGCAAGTCCTCAATACTATACTTTTCTCCCATCCAGTGCGCCAACTGCCGTGTGCCAGAGTCTAGGTAGGCGTAGTAGTTTGTTTTTGTCATGCCAACCTGCTTAATCTTATCCTGCCAAACGCCAATCCAAACATAATGCGCAATCATCACTCGTCTAGCATCTGGGAATAAATCTCCGATCATGGTGTCCAGCCGTCGAAGATCATCATCCACCATAGGCGCGTCTGGCTCTGAGCGTCTCTGCCCATCCACGCGCATTACCATGAATGCTGACTTTTCTGGATAGCCAAGCACACTACGGTTTTCGCCTCGCTTCCAAGCGCCCCACTCGCCTAATAGAATCTCAATATTGCTTTTTCTCAACGGCTCACCTCCACTCTATGGGCCCGATCTATATAGGCCTTTAGCGTTACAGATGCAGTAGTGCCATGACGTGTTGTCCAATCATCTAGCCATACACTCGCCTCGACCATGGACTTTCTTAAAATGTCCTGAGCAAGAATCTTGAAAATCAGGTCTCTCTCTTTGTTCGTAACCTTTTTGTCTCGACACATAAAGCATGCACATTGCCCGTATGACATATCCAGTCGGATGCCTGGATGGTTTTTGGGCTCAACGTATCGTGGCTCACGCATCTATTTCTCCCTATTTTCCGCTTGCATTTCTTGAAATCGGTGAAGCGTATCGATGGCTTCTTGGATATCTTGATCCTGTGATTTGGAACCACGCTGTCCGGCACACAACAGCTTTTTGATGGCGTGCTGCAAACAAGGATCCGTAACCTCGAATAATGTCAGTACCCGATACACATCGACGGCGCCGAGGTGTCTCACGTCCTTTTTGTAGTGACCGTGCTTCATATCCCCACCTCTACGATCACATAGCCACGTTTATCTGGATCAAGATCCACATCAATGCTTATCGGCCTAAATGCGCTGTCATCTATATCCAAAGCCTTAGCTATTCCATCTATGTGATGCTTTATTGCGCCAGCCATGCCATCCCAGTCACGCCTAATACGGTTGGGCATATGGAAGGTTATTCGTACCGGCATGCGTTCTTTTGTGGCTGGGCTTGCTCTACCAATTGCTTGCTTGGCTGCCATAAACCCATCCATGCGAGCAGAAACCTTTGCTCTTTGGTACGTAGCCCAATGACGCCCCCTGTGAGCATTTGGGAATAAAACCTTATCTGGCCAAGGCAATGTGATGATCATGCCTTCACCCCAAGGAATATGCGCAGCTCTTTATGCAAATCTTCGTTGAAGCATTGCCATCCAGGTATCCTCATTACCAACCAACCGAGCTCCAGCATTTCGGCATCCCGCTTAGCATCCTTCTCAGCGTTGTGGTAGCGTGCCCCATCGCACTCGATTGCCCGTCTTTTGACTGGGCAGGCAAAATCGACAAAATACCTGCTCACAGGGAATTGGGGCCACATATTTACTCTCATGGATCGAAGATCTGACCAAACAGCGGCCTCTATGGGGGTGTGTATCATCGACCAGTCAGCTATCTCATACGGGTCGCCGTGCTCCCAACTATCTTGTCCGTTGGCCACTCGGTCGGCCATAGCTATGTAGTTCTCCCGTATTCCGCGAAACCTTTCGCTCAGGCTAGTAGACGCTTGCACTTGTTTTAAGACTGATTGCATAATCTCCTCTAATCCTTCAGCCCCGAATATTTCGGCACCATCTTCGATCTCCCGAACACGCGCCCCTTTTCCAGATTCTCGAATCGTGTTTGAGAGCCCTTGAAGTACAACCCAACAGTGCCTGGCTCGCCTTGCCGGATAAGCCCAACATTGACCTCGCAAATACCTCTGTCATCAGTTTGCTCGTTATAGATTTCATCTCGGTACAAAAACAGCGCGATATCGCAATCCTGCTCAATGGCCCCTGAATCCCGCAGATCGGATGGCATCGGCCGCTTATTTGGGCGTTGCTCAAGGCTTCGATTCAACTGGGATAGCAAGATAATGCCAATATCCATTTCCTTGGCCAGCGCCTTCAACCCTCGGGTGATCCCTTCAATCTGAGCGTTTCTGTTATCCCCCTCTCCATCCATCAATTGCAGATAATCGATCACAAGAAGATCCAAACCATGCCGACGTTTCACCGATCGAGCCTTCAGCCTTACGTCCATTAACCGCAGCGCACCTTGATCATCGATGTGCAGGTTTAAATTCTCCAGATGCTTTATTGCTTTGGTTAGCTTTGACCAGTCCTCGTCTTGCATCTTTCTTGGATCAATCACCCTAGGAAGATCAATGCGCCCAATTGATGCAGCGTTCCGATCATGGATCTGGTTGCGAGGCATCTCCATCGACAAGACCAAGACCGAATAGTCCTGTGCCGCATTAAGAGCCACATTGAATGCAAAGGCTGATTTCCCCATCTTCGGCCTGGCCGCAATTACAGCCAATTCTCCCCGCCGTATACCTCCCATCAGCTTGTTATCCAAATCTGGAAATCCAAATGGGATCGCTTTTGGGCCTTGGCCTTCTGATCGGAGCTCCAACTCGTTGATGTAGTCCACCAGATCATCACGGATCTTAATCGGCTCCGAATCAGTGCGTTGGCCCGCAACAGCTTCCAATCGTGATTGGGCAATCTCTACTGCCTTTGCTGGACTTGACTTGGGATCGTTTGACGTATCGATGAGATCTTGTGCTAATGACGCCAACTCCCGCCGCTGTGCAAAGCTGCGAACGATCTCTGCATAATGCGCGATGTTAGCTATGCTTGGTGTGTTTGAAACGACATCGTGCAGGTAGCCTATATCGCAAACATCATCATCCTGCAGGATCATTCCTACCGTAACAACATCCGCACCCTTTCCTGATTCAATAAGACGTTTTAGCTCTCGGTAAACAGCACGATGATCAAAGCGATAAAAGTCTTTTTCCTCTAATCCTCTGATGCGATCAAGCGCATTGTTATCCAGCAGCAGGCCCCCAAGCACGCTTTGTTCAGCATCTATCGAATACATCATGCGACAGCCTCCCGGTCAGCGTAAGACTGTGCTTGATAGCCAGCCGTTGTCATGCCAAAAGTACCGTCAGGCTTCGCGTACCAAAGCCTGTAATAACCTTTTTTGATGTAATTCAGAAAATGTGCTCGCCAATCAGCTTGCATTCGCGCATGGTTCGTCCCGGGCGCCAGATGCTCATCTTTGAACACCTCCCAGGCAAGCTGTACATACTCCATCGGTAAGCCAGTGGCTTCAACGTAGTCCAGCAACGGCTTGTACTCACTGATTGGCTTTTCACCTTTCCGTTTGCAAGTCTCGATGAAGGTTTTCAGCTGCATGCGTCGCCTTCGAGCTCGTTTTGGTTTTTCAGTCTCAGACTCTTGCCCCTCCAGCAAGGAGGGGTTAGGGGTGGTTGTATTTAATGAAGATGGAGATGGAGATGACGCACGCGCACGTGAGGGTGAGGGGTCAAGTGTACCCTTTGGTGTGTCATCTATGCTTTCACCAATACCCCCCTTTGGTGAAGGGTTCGGTGCGTGCTTTGGCCTACTTATTGATCCACCCCTAACCTGTCGCTTATATTCATCTAAGACCATCCGTGATGAGTACCAAAGGGGACCTTTTTGAGACTCAATAAGCACCACAGGATCCCCATCTCTTCGTCCGCTACGGGGCGTAAAGACAAATTCATCGCAATGCTGGCCTGCTTCCGACCCTTTCAGAACCCCCTTGGTCACGAGGCGTT